GGCTCTAGAATGTTCCTCTCAAACCAACTCACCTTGCTTTGGAAAATACGTCCAGCAGCATTTTCAAGCGTTTGCACTTCATACTTGGTCTTCTCACCTGGAGTACGAATACCCATAGCTTGTTTCGGTGCTCCAGCAAGCTCCTCCATGCGATTCATCAACTCATTAATCTGAATATCCGCTTGTAACGCTGTTGCGTCTGGACGCAAAAACTCAATGTCACCTTCATCACCCACGAACACCATCTCGCCGGGTTGATATTCAAACTCCTCCACCGTGTTGCCCTTCACCTTCATCACAGGATAGGCAATTAGGTCGAATACGTCAGCCTTGAGGTTCTCTAGGTGGTCAATACGATATTGCAGGCCCACAAGTTGATCTAGAGGCCCCTGAGCCCATAGGTTCTCAGGACGTAGACGCCAACCACAGTGGTACATTGGTTTGCCACCTAGCCAGTTATCATTTTCCTTCATGCGAAGGACAAACATACGATCTACAACAGTGATAATAACGTTTTTGTGCAACTTCTGGCTATCTGGGTCATAAATGTTACCCCAGAATTCCAGCAACTCCACCATGTCACTTTCTAGGTAGTCGTCAACGGAACCAAAACCATCAATGGAGAGGTTGGCACTCTTACGCATCTCAGCGTCTTCACGCAACTCTCGCCTGTAGTTCATCATCTTGTTGATGACTTCCTTGTCATACCCAAGGTTTGGCTTTGTTTCCACATCATTCAGGAAGTCCCCAACACTCTTGAGCATACGCCTCACTACAGGACTGTTAGTGAAGGCATCAACCACAGGATTCATTACAATGTCATGTGGGTCTAGCCGGTAGGCTTTGGGGCCCACATAACGCACCGTAGTGCCCACAATGTCACGCACATAGTCATGTGTGACAAACACGTTGCCAAAGTCAATGTAGTCATACACAAGTTGACTCACCAGCAACTGGAAGTTTGAAGCCTTGAGCTTCTGCTTCATGTAGTTGGTAATGGCTTGACGCTTCTTGGCAATGGCGGGATTCTTGTCAGTGGCTTCCCAATAGAACCAATTCTCATTTGGAAATAGAGCCGCCATGTAGTTTGCATGGAGGTTGTCCCGAATTTGGGTGAGTTTGGGTGTAACTGTTGAGTTCTTCCAAGGCAACCTATTGTTGCTTGTGGTACGAGTGCTCGTAGCAAACAAATAGTTACGAAGTTCCTGCTTATCCGTCTTCCAAGGATCACGGGCAGCATCCCACTTCACCCACATATCGCTAATGCGAACCGCGAGGGTGTCTTTTTGATAGGGACTTTGTAATACTGAGTTCATGCGTAAGCTACCCCGCCAAAGCGATTGTGGTAAATGATGTTGCCCTTCTTCCTAGCCCAAAGTTTACCTGATGTTCCTGGTTTAGCAATTTCAATACAAGCGGCCAAGGCATCCTTAACGTCATCGTGTTCGCTATTGGCAAACAACAACTCTTCCTCTAGAATCTGGCAGTTGCCACCCCTATAGTGCCAAATCATGTTGTTACTATAGCGGGGTTCTAGTGTTGCAGAGATGCGCTCTGCTTTGCGTAAAGAAGGTGGAGGATAATATTCGTCCAGCGTAAACACAATTTGCTGGCTACGCATATACTCCTTAAACTGTTGAATGATGAGCTTCTGTGCCCCTACGGCTTCAGCTCTCATCTTCTTGAACTTCCACTTACGATAGACTTTCTCAGCTTTCTCGTACATTTGACTTATCTTGTTGGTCTTGAACCTGTCAATGTCCAGTATGTAATAACTACCATCGTCATCCACACCTACCACCATAATCACCGTGAAATCAGATGTGCCCCCAATAGAATAAGCAAAATCCATAGAAGCATAAATAGTAAGAGCCTTATCGCCCACATACCATGCTCCAGAAATATTCTCTAACGTATCCCGGTTGTAATATTGGAACTTGCTCTTGTCTATCTGCTGTGTCTCAGAGGTATTTGGATTATTATAATACTGAGCGTAAAACTGAGTAGTATCTAGGTATTTAGCCTTCTTACGGGCTAGTTCCCTCTCATCAAATCCAAAGGTCTTTCCATCTGCCCTGCGCTGTTTGGGCCACAGGAACTCCCCATTCTTTTCTACAACCCGCTCAAACACCTCATACACGGGTTTCTCAATGTCATCGTCTGAAGCCTCATCGTAGTAGGTTTCAGTCATCTCCATCAAATCCTTGTACAAGTCACCCGGATGGTAACGAGTACCTACAACCCACTCCTTGGCCCCTGTGGTTTCAATTGAGGCCAATTGGCTGTACATGGCCTTCACCTGAGCCCTACCACTCTCTGTGTAGGCATTGCTAGGCACCACAATGTCATCTAGCACCGCTACGGTACAGTGGGCTCCAGTGAGGTTGCTTGTCAAACCAGCAGCCTTGATGGAGGGATCACGAATACCCTCTTGTTTACGCTTTGGGTGATCCACAGAAATCTCATCAGCAGTCCACCGCTCACGAGAGTTCTCGTTAAGGCTCACCATTTCGGGCCAATAGAACCTGTAGGCATCACAGGTGAGAATGTCTTTGATTGCCTTAAGCTGCATGGTTGCCAAGTCACTTGTGGCAGACACATACAAGATTGTGGCATCAGGGTGCTTAGTGAGCCACCAAGCCACTCTATAGGCAATACAGGCTGATTTCTGGTGATCTCGGGGCAACAATACTAGCTGGTTGTCCTTTGCATCTTCACGGGTCCACCAGCGAAACAACTCACAATGAATGTCTCCAAGAACACGATGAGGGGCCACTAGCCGTACAAAAGTCTCTAGGTCTGCCTCTGCAAGTGTCTTTACATCTGCCTTGGTTTTAGGTGTTTTAGCCATTACCTTTCATTCTGTTGCCTTTTGTCTTGGCAACACTACGATTGGTTGATCGTTCTTGTACACGAAGATTCTTACGTGCATTACCACCACCACGCTTTAGTGGTGTCTTATGGTCTACATCTTTGCCATCGCCCTTGCTTACACGGCCCTCACGTTCCATTTGACGCCTAGCGCCATTACGTGCAGCACGGTTGGACTTTTGTTCTTCACTGGCGTGATACTTCTCGTACTCTTTCTTGTAGTCACGCTTGCCGTTAGTAGAGTAAGGCATTACTTCACCACCCTTAGTCGCTTCACATCCTCTAGGATGCGCTGTGTGTCCTCTGCGGGTTGTTCCTTTTCCTTCTTGGGCCTGCCCACGGCACCCTTGGGCTTCCACTGCCCCTCTGCAAGCCACTTGGCAGCAGCAGTGCCTCCTGGAGCCTGTGCGTGGGCTTTAATGGCCTCAATGGCCTCAGACCGTAGCAAAGCATCCACCTCAGAGGCCCATAAATCGAGCGTAGAGGCGTGTTTCTCCCTCATGGCTACCCAAGCAGCCCAAGAGCCTGCAAAACGCATAGCGGCCTTGTATTCGCTTGGATCGCGTAGGGCCACATACTCATCGTGCCAATCAAGAGAGAACTTCATAGCGTTTCAACTTTTACAATCATGCCCTTGGGAATGAGGTTCCTACGGGCCACTTCACCACCAGTGGTATAGGCATGAGTGAGAACTAGGTGCTTATCTGTGTCTTCTAGGACAAACCCCACTTGTACTACCACAGGGGCTCCTGTGTGTTCTGTAAGTCCCGTCCAAGGGGTTTCATCAAGCTCACAAGCGTCTTCCCATGTCACCTTCACCAAGGAAAGTTCACTTGAACCATGAAGCATGAGAAGCAATCCAACTAATGAATCCACCCACAAAAGAGGCCATTGTCATTCCCATCCAGAACCCACCCTTACCCTTATTGGCTAGGGCAAGTAGGGCCTTAATGTCACGTTGCATGGAGTCTACTTGGTCACTAAGACTCTTCACTTCAGCTTCCAAACGGCCAAACTCTCGTGGGTCAATGGGGTTCATAGCATTTTAGAAACTAATAGTGGTAGGGAACAAACAACGCCACCAGCAATAGTGGCAACAGCATCCATGAGGTCTGGAGTGTGTTTGTCACGATGAATGTAGTCGTAAATTTCTTTGCCCACAGCAGCACCCACTACGGCACCAGCAGCGGGATATAGGGCTGGAAAACCAACAAGTGTGCAGGCTACGTAGGCGGCGCTGAAGATGGCACCGCCGACGACGATGTGGAGGGCTTTGTCGCGGGGCATGGTTAGTTGATGCTGCGGCACTTCTCGCGCCAGAACCCGCCCAGATAAACCATCGTCAGCGTGTCGTTGGCGGTGCCCACGAAGTTCACCGCTCCTGCGGTATAGAAATTGGTGTTCAGGAGCGTGGTATTGCCGTTTGTGAAGTACAAAGTCAGTTCTTGACCCTCGGCACCGCCACTGAAATTGCTGATGGTTGTTGCGCTTGATGCGCTCAAAGTTAGGCAGTCAAGTCCACCGACTGGAATAGTTATGTTTGACCCGCTGCTTGAGTAGGCTCGGGTCGCGTTTTTGCCGTCGGTTCTGTTGTAGATCAGATTGTTGTTGGTCGTAGTGTTTTCACCGCCAACAAATTCAAGCTCCGCTGTCGTAGCTGTGATCTTGTTGTCAAGAATGCGAACGCGACTTGTCCCAGTCAGAAGTGCAGACTCAACTTGCACACCGTATGCGGAAGAATTGATCGTGTTGCGAACAACCTCAACGTCATTTGTGTACGACGCGCCGCTTGTGGCGTTGAAAACGATAGCGCGGAAAGTGGCGCTTGCGGACGCTCCGTTGATCAGGTTGTCAGTGATCTTGATTCTTTCGCCGCCCTCAATGACGATTGAACTGGCGCCGTTCCCACTGGGGCGCACCATGACGCAGTTCGATACCACCACGTCATAGACTATGCCGTCCACCGCCGGCACGGTGCCAATGCGAATGTCGGCAAGCGCGGAGTTCAGGAACGTGCATCCATCGACAACCGTGCCAATGCTCACGTTGTCGGGGGCGGTGCCTTGCGTATCGACATCGATCTCGACGGTCCCGTCATAGCAGTTGTCGAACACGCAGTTTGATACTGTGACGTTGCGCGATCTGCTGATAGACATTGCCACGCGGTATGCAGCCGTGTAGACGGTAGAACGGTGGTCCCGAACAATGCAGTTGACGGCAGCGTAGTTACGACCTTCGGCAAAGTAGACGCCGTGGCGTCCGCAGTTGATCGCCACTGAGTTGGAGATGACGGAGTTGCTCGCCTGGGAAAACTGGAATCCGTATCCAGTGCCACCGACAAGTCCAACGATATCTTTTGCTTGGCAGTTATTGACCTTGACGTAATTTGTATTCCCGGAGCCACCGCCAGTGCCGGCTGCAAACTTGAATCCAATATTCGCGGAGTCCACGGTTACGTCTTCAACCCAGACGTTTTGAACATACGCGCCAGATTCATTTCCGAACAACCAGCCAATCTGCAAGGTGGACAGCGCGCCATCACGGTTTACGCCGTCGCCAGTGATCGTTCCGCCGTAGACGTAAAAGCCAGTAACGATGCCCTTGACAACAAAGCCGGCACTGGACCCGCTCAGTGTGAACTTTGCGCCGTGGGCCATGACAGCAACGCTCTTGCCGTTGAAAATGACCTGACCAATCTTGTATGTTTTTCCTGATTGGAAAACCAATGCCTGGCCAGTGGATAGCGAATCAATGGCCGCTTGAATTTCTGCGGTATCGTCGGCAACGCCGTCCCCAACAGCGCCAAAATCAGCGACGCTCACCACATCCCGCAGCTTGCTCTGCACCGTGCGCGTGACTGCGCCGGTGCCTGCCTGTTGGAAATCCTGGGTGGCAGCAGTGGGATACACCGTTGGTTCCTTGGTGAACCTCCTCACCACTACCTCATCCCCTAAAGTACACGCAGGGATGACTACATTGGTGGTAGACACCGTGACATCAGCAGGAGGAAGCTCCAAACCATTCACTGACACCAGAAGAGAAGATACTAGTGGTGTTGCAGGGGCTACAGAGAAGGTGGTTTGCCCTGCTGTAGCCGTAAAACTATAGGTTTGAAAGGCACTACCCGCTGAAACACCCGTATTTGGCTCCACCTCCACCCCATTGATGTAGAGGGTTTGAGTGTTTGTCGTACCTACATTGAGCAAATCATTGCTATTGAGGTCCAAATCTGCCGTCATGGCATTAGGACTAGTTCCGTCAAGACTTAAAGTGTTCTCAATGGCGGCTTCAATGGCATCAAAGTTGTCATTGAGGGCGTCAATTGAGCCATAACGGCTACCAATGGTGTTCAGGGATACTTTAGGCATAGGGAAGGAGCCTTACAATTAGGCGAGTAACAGTCTCTTGTAGAGACTTTTAAGCATTGAACGACATCTTAAAGGAAATTTTAGGTTTTGTCAAATGTTTTTTATTGATTTTTATCAAAAAACATCAAAAATATCTAGACAAAACAGCAAAAAGGACTTGACAAATACAAAAAAGTATGATATTTTGCCATTTACAGCAATGGTGCTGTAAGGAGAACAAGATGACAGGATGGGTACACAAGTTAACACCAGAAGAGCGGGAACAACTTTTTGTTTGGGCCTCTGAAGGCGTTGGTTACACAGAAATCTCAAGACGCTTAAACAATAAGGTGAGCAAACAAAGAGTTCAACAATTGTGCCGAAGGGCTAACATTGATGTAATGGAGAAGAAAAAACGGGAACAACTACAGGAAGAGGAAAAGAAAAGAAAGGTGAAACTAGGTTCTTTTTACCAGGAAGACAAAGAACTAGTAGACATGGAGTTAAGAAACAGAGCCTTTAAGAAGTTTCAACAAAAAAGGCGGTGTGGACATTGGAATATGGATATAACCTTTGGAGACATTGATTGGCCTTCAGTGTGTCCTATTCTTGGTTTAGAACTAGACTACTATGAACCAAGAAAAGAAAACTCTGCTGAGTTTGACCGTATAGACAGCACCAAAGGCTACATAAAGGGTAATGTGTGGGTGATAAGCCGTAGGGCCAATAGAGTGAAGAACGACGGAACTGCGGAAGAACATAGGTTGGTGAGCAACGCTATGTTTAAACAAGGTGTCAAGTGATTGTTAGTGAAATGTAAAGAGAAAGGAACACTTTTTCTCTCACAAAGAAGAAAAACACCTTGACAAAAATGTTTAGATGTGTTACTCTTTTTCTAACACTCGGAAGTTTGCCCTGTCTTAACAACACGGGGGGTTGATATGAGTGGGGTCCGAACACCTTTTGTCCTGGGGGACAGAAGTCTCTAGGGGCTAAACTAGGGAGTCTGATGATACCTCAGGATGACATTTGGTACACAGAAAATGTTAATAGCCTCTCTAAGGTTATTAATTGAACACATCTAATAATTTTTCCTAGGATGAGATATTTATACTAGAGTATACTCTAATGCACAGGGGGCCCTTTGGGGCCCTTTGTGCTTTCTGGGCCTATTATAGGTCATTATAGGCTTTATTGTCTGTAATGGCTTGACACCAGAATAGTCCTGAAAGGACAATTTTTATGAGGGATTTTTTAGGGGCTATGCATAAACAATAGAACACCCCCACACCCCCGCCCCCGGGTACACGCGTGCACGTGCGTGCCCAGGCGCACGTGAGTGTACTCCGAGGCTCAATCCCGAGTCCATAGGGGTTTACCCTGGTGTTGTACCAGGGCAACACATGAGTTATCCACAGGTTATCCACATGGGGTAAACACTAGAACCCCCATAAACACCCATGCAAGAACCATGCCAACAGCCCCAATGCTAGGTGAAAACCCTAGTTCTGACAATATTTTATCTTTTGTCAGGATCATGTAAGTTTCATGTAGACAATCCATCTCATCGCAACCAACCCCGGAGTCTCAAATGCTCACGCAAAATCAAAGGGATACACTGGAATATTTGAATTCTCTCATGTTTCGGACAGACGACCAAGAGCAACAAATGCGCCGTCTACTTGACATTGCAAACCAAGAGGGAAGGGTCAACTACAATATGTATCGTCCCTATATTTCCTTCGAGCCTGCCTAAGGGTTTTCCCCATTGCGTCCCTTGTGGACGCAAGAGAGAATACCCCCAACAAACCAATGGAGTATCCCGTGATTCCAAAATCTCTTCACACTGTTACCGTACTGGTGCAATTGACCCGCCACCTATATGCAACCCGTAGTGATTTTGCCCTTACAATCAATCATTGCCTATTCAAGGCATTGGACGTACTGGGATACACTGATGCTCCCGATGTTCACGGGCTTACACTTCAAGCCCTGAAGAAACTAAGTAAGTAAGGGTTTCCCCTAGTTCACAAGGGCTAGGGGCTCCCTTATAAACACCCCATCGCAACCAAGTGAGGCAAGAATGCTGAGAATCAGTGTTACCAGTAAACTAGACGGCATCCGCTCATGGTCCCTGCAAGCCCTTGATACTTGCCCGGGTTCAATTGCCCCCAATGGGGGGCTGGTGGACGCATGCAAGGGTTGCTATGCGACTACGGGGAATTACGTCTTTGATAACGTCAAAGCCCCTAGGCTAGAGAACCGGGATGATTGGGCCCGTGACAATTGGGTTTCTGACATGGTGCAAGCCTTGAATAAGGATAGGTATTTCCGTTGGTTTGATAGTGGTGATATGTACGCTATTGGATTGGCAGAGAAAATCCTAGACGTTATGCGTGCAACCCCATGGGTTCAGCATTGGATTCCCACTAGGATGCAGAAGTTTTCCAAGTATCAGGGAATCCTGGATTCCATGCGTGCTTTGCCCAATGTGTCCGTGCGATTCTCTAGCGATAGTGTATCGGGGGAATACGTCAAGGGCCAGCATGGTTCCACCATTGTTCCCACTAGCGACAATGTGCCGGATGGTGTCGCAGTGTGTCGTGCCTATGAACATGGGGGCAAGTGTAACGGATGCCGCACTTGTTGGGATAAGTCTGTCCCTGTTGTTGCCTACGTTGCGCATGGTAAGAAGATGGCCAAAGTGATTAGGCTTCGCGTAGCGTAACACCTAGGGTTTCCCCTAGTGTACAAACTAGGGGAACCATAAGAATATCGGTTCACACTAACAAAGCGAGGAAAGCATGACATTCACTTTCACCCTATATGATTCCCTCGGCACTTTCACGAAGACAATAAAGGCCCCCGATTACCAACAAGCGGTAGAGAAAATTATGTCCCTTTATCCTTTCTGTCTCATCGTAAAACCGGAAGAACCATGGAATTTCGGCTAAGGGTTTATCCCTATGGCACAATATCCCGTGCCATATTATAAACCTTTCGTCAACCAAAAGAGGACTAACATGGAATTCACAAGCCTACGGGAAAAGATCAGTCACGAGACAAAGCAAAGGGCCGAGCGGTATGCTGGTTTCCGTGCAATGTTGGATGAAGCCCTTGCAGCGGGTAACGCTGCGGGTTCTGGTATCACCCCGTCAACCATGTACGTACGGGATACCAGCACCGGGGAAACATGGGCAGAGAGTGAGGGCCCTTGCGGTTTCGCTTGGGTTTCCATTTTCAATCAAGGGAATACCAGTTTCGGACGCTGGCTCCTAAAGAATGGGGCACGTAAGCGGTACACTGGTGGCCTGGAATTCTGGATTCACGGGTTCAACCAAAGCATGGAGCGTAAGGAGGCCTGCGCCCATGCAATGGCCCGGGTGTTTCAGGCGCACGGCATTCAAGCCTACGCTGAGTCTCGGCTCGATTAACCCCCGTCACAGACCCTAAGGAGACACACAATATGGATGATAGACCCTCATTCTGGGACTACCTGAGCGTGGCCCTTGTGGCTGCAATGATGGGCTATGCCCTTGCACACATGGTATAGGAGGACATATGAAGTATCAACCGATGTTCAATATATGGGAAATGCCCCATGCATTCTATTCCCACATTCAACCCGGACAATGGGTGTATGCTGGGGATAGGGACAACAAGGGTATTTTCTGTGGTGTCAAACCCTCTGGGGTTGTCGTTGTCGCATGGTATGGCAACGCCAAAAACCAGGATTTCAGGGGCTACATTCGCGCAGTCATGCGTTACGCTAGTCCTAGGGTTTCCACTAGTGGACAACTCAAGACCAGCAAAGTATAAACAACCCGTCAGCAACAAAAGAGGTTCTCAAGTGGTACAAACCATCACATTCCAGGATTTTGTGGATGCCTTCCGTGCCCGTGGGCGGGAAAATCAGTTCTCCTATGACGCCCTGCGCCTCATCTGGGACCATCTAGAAGAGGTGGACCCTGATGGAGAGTTGGACGTTATCGCAATCTGCTGTGACTTTGTGGAGATGAGCACTACCGAGTGCATGGAACAATACCCGGATATTCCGTCTGTTGCCGAGTTCGACGGTGACTACGATCAGGACGAGCAGGACGTATTTGTGCAGGACTACCTAGAAGATAGGACTACCTATCTGGGTATGGGCAATGACGGTCACGTATTCTTGCAGTTCTAAGGAGACTATTGTGGGACTAGATATGTACGCATTCAGGTCTAGTAAACTGGGCTTGATGAATGAGGAAGTAGATTTCCCTGCCCTAAAGGATGCAGAGGAAATAGCCTACTGGAGGAAGTTCAACCATCTGCACGGGTGGATGGAGAAACTCTATAGGTCCAAGGGTGGACAGGAAGAATCCTTCAATTGTGTAGGCGTGAGGCTTGATGCTGATGACCTAGATCAACTGGAGAAAGACCTAAAGGTGGGGCTCCCCCATACTCCTGGTTTTTTCTTTGGTGGTCCTGAGGTGTGGCCCGATCACATGGAGATGACAAAGGAATTTATTTCTAAGGCAAGGGATGCACTAGAACACGAATATGGTGTATACTACTATTCTTGGTGGTAAGCCTAACGGCAGAAAGGAACACTTCAATCTTGAGTACATCATCGAAGAGATGAAGGGCAAGGGCAGCACTCCCTTGCAGCACATCATGGACCTGATAGAGCAAGCCATCGAGCACTCGATGCGTCTTGAGAGCCCCATCACCTATGGTGTTGATGAGTTGGTGGACGCCCTGCGCTATGCCCATACACGGGCAGGCGATGTATACTGGCATGATCCAGTGCCAGAGGAAGAACTGGAGGACATGGGGTGACTCAGTGTGTCTCTGCCATAGTGAGGGACAAGAGGGGCAGGGTTCTCAGTGTGGGGAGAAACTCCTACACCAAGACCCACCCTCTACAGGCTAAGGCAGCACAGGAGGTGGGGGAACCCTACAAGATATTCCTTCACGCTGAAATAGATGCACTGGTGAGGCTGAGGAACCCGAGCAAAGCAGCCTCCATCCATGTGTATAGGTATGACAAGGCAGGTAATCCAGTAAAGGCAGCACCATGCAAGATATGTCAGAGGGTAATAAGGGAATGGAATCTCCAGGTATTTCACACCTGATGTGGGTATGTGTGACACTGGTGAAGCCATGCTCATGTGTCATGTCCACGGAGTGGCCCTTCATCGAGGCACAATGTGTACATGGTAACGTGTGGGAAAAGAGAGTACGGTATAGGCCCCTTCATCAGACTACAGAGGACGCACTGCTATGAATGTCTTAGTCGCGTGTGAGTACAGTGGCATTGTGCGTGATGCCTTCATTGCACAAGGGTGCAACGCTACCTCCATTGACCTGTTGCCCACTGAGCAAGAGGGCCCCCACATTGTGGGTGATGTGGTGGAACACTTGAAGTTTCATGCAGCAGAGTATGATGCTCTCATTGCGTTCCCTCCCTGCACCCATCTGGCAGTGAGTGGGGCACGGTGGTTCAAGGATAAACTCAAGGAACAAGAGGAAGCCCTAGATTTTGTGCGTACCCTTATGTATTGTAATATTAATTATATTGCAATTGAAAACCCAGTATCTATTATATCCAGCAGAATAAGGAAACCCAATCAAACTATTCAACCTTGGATGTTTGGACATGGAGAAGTAAAGCGCACTTGTTTATGGTTGAAACATCTACCACCACTTGTGCCAACTAACATTGTGGAAGGCAGGGAAGCACGGGTGTGGAAGATGCCACCAAGTGCCAACAGGTGGAAGGAACGTAGCCGTACATTTCCTGGAATCGCTGGGGCAATGGCAGAGCAGTGGACCCCAGTGCTACGAAAGGCTCAGGAAGGGCCCTAGAAGGCCCTACAAGGCACGAATGGCACAAGGGTAAGGGGTGGGTAGCCTGAAGGCTTCTAAGGGCTCCTAGACACTAGGTGTTGACACCTCCTCTACCTTGTGCTACTCTAAAGAACTCTTGAGTATAGTGACTTATAAGTAAAGAATACTTTATTACTTATGTACATAATATCTTGTATATAGATAATAAGTATATATCTTATACTCAGATGAAAGGATGTTATGGGTAAGTTTATAAGACATATAGGGTGTACTAGGTGTAACTCTAGTGATGCTAACGCCCTATATGATGATGGATCAACATATTGTTTTTCTTGCCATAGGGCAGGAGGCACAGAAAGGGAATGTGTGCAAGACATTGGACGAGGGCTAAACAGTGACACCATCAAGACCTATGGTGTGTATGTGGATGGGGAATATGTGTACTTTCCCTACACCAATGCGTTGAAGCGCCGCAGTAGTGACAAGAAGTTTTCCTGGCCTCAGGGTAAGGGGGAAGGACTCTTTGGGCAAGGGGTGTTCCCATCCTCTGGGAAAACTGTTGTTGTCACAGAGGGTGAGTTTGACGCAATGGCAGCGTACCAGATGCTGGGTACAAAGGTGCCTTGTGTGTCCATCCGCAATGGTGCTGGCAGTGCCTTGCGGGACTGTCAGGATGCCTTTGAATGGCTCGATGGCTATGGGTCTATCATCATTGCCTTTGACGCTGACGAACCCGGGCAGCAGGCGACACAGACCGTGGCTGAACTCTTTGGGTCAAAGGCCCGAGTGGTGAAGCACTCCAATGGATTCAAGGATGCCAATGACTACCTGATGCAGGGGTCCAGTGCCAAGTTTGTGAAGGCAGTGCTGGAGGCAGAGGAATATAGGCCAGATGGCATTGTGTCTGTTGGGGACATAAAGGAGCGACTACTAGCCCCACAGAAACCTGGAATCCCTTGGTGTTTTGACACCCTCACGGCCCTCACACATGGCAGGCGTGAAGGGGAACTCTATGGGTTTGGTGCTGGTGTTGGTGTGGGCAAGACGGATGTGTTCACGCAGTCCATTGCCTACGACATTGCGGTGTTGAATGAACGTGTTGGTGTCATCTACTTGGAGCAACCTGTAACGGAAACTGTGGCCCGTGTGGCAGGGAAACTCGATGGGGCCCTCTACCATGTACCGGGTGCAGGGTGGCAATGGGATGATTATGTGGCCTCCATTGAGGCTTTGGAGGCACGAAAGCAACTGTGGCTCTTTGAGCACTTTGGCAGCAAGGAATGGGCTGTCATCAAGGCCAAGATTCGCTACATGAAGAAGAGTCTAGGTGTGCGGATGATTTACTTGGACCACCTCACTGCTCTCACGGCAGATGCAGAGGATGAACGCAGGAGTCTGGACAAACTCATGGCTGAGATGGCCTCATTGGCTCAGGCTGAAGGGCTGGTGATTCACTTCATTAGCCACCTGACAACCCCTTCAGATGGCAAGAGTCACGAGGAGGGAGCTCGGGTACGCGAACGGGACTTCACTGGTTCTCGTGCCATTGCCCGGTGGAGTCACTTCATGTTTGGCCTTGAGCGGGACAAGCAGGCAGAAGACCCAGTAGTTCGCTCAACTACTACGTTCCGGGTGCTGAAAGACAGGTATACTGGGCAAGCCACAGGAGAGGTATTCTTCCTTCGCTATGATGCCAAGACGGGACGCCTGAACCAAAGTGACAAACCCCCGGAGGAAATACTGTGAGAAAGACATCATTTTGTGGGTGTGGAGATAGAGACGCTGATGGGTGTAAATATTTTGTTGTAGGTTTTACTGACTTTTATTGCTCATTGGGAAATAGAATTCGCTACTGGACTTCTAGAAGTGACGGAACTTATGGGTATTTCAGTAAGTATAAGTGCGAAGACCATATATTTGTTTCTTCTTCTGAACCTAAGAAATCACCAATGTGGTGGCTGAAAAAGGAAACTCTGTGAAAATTGACATTGGAAAAATCTGGCTCATGGATGGTGATGAGCACGTTGCCAACGTAGAGGTGACAGAGGGCACGGCAGATGGGAATGTTTATGAGGTGACTCTGCATACTTCAGTGTATGATGAAAAATCCTGGACTGCCACGGCCAATGCCATTCGTGAGGCTATGGTTTTCATGCGTGAATCAAAGTATGTGTGAATAGGAAATGAATAGTTTATGAATAATTCACGTGCACTATGAGTGGAACCCTCATAGCCATCACAGGTGTCATATACTTGTGGGTAGCCGTTGAACAGATGATGAAGGGGAATGTTCCCATGTTCATCTGCTACCTTGGTTATGCCTTTGCAAACATTGGCCTCTACTACATGGCAAAATGACTCTCTTTCTAGACATTGAAACCAACAGCACACACAGCGTCATCTGGTGTGTTGTCACTCAAGTGGGACAAACACAGGAGGTACACTATGGGCCATCGACCTTGGCACCGCTCATCGAGCACGCTGAAAAAGTTGTTGGGCACAATGCTATTGCTTTTGATTTTCATGTTCTCTCTACCGTATGGGGCCTATCTGTACCTGAGGGAAAGCAGGAAGACACCTTGGTTCTCTCCCGGCTTCAAAAGCCCGACCGAGAAGGGGGACATTCCCTAGAGAGTTGGGGTGAGAGGCTTGAATGTCTCAAGGGAGCCTATGACCAATGGGACAACCCAGACATGGAGCAACTGGTTGCCTATTGCAAACAGGATGTAAACCTGCTGGTGAAGGTCTATGACACCATCACCTACGAGTTAGACCGCATGAAGTTTTCCAGGCAATGCATTGATCTGGAGTATGAGGTGGCTCGTGTGCTGGCCCAACAGCAGCGCAACGGGTGGCTACTGGACTACAACCATGCCATCATGCTGCTGTCAACGCTGAAGGACAGGCAGCAGGCCATAGTGTTTGCCTTGCAGGAGAAGTGGCAACCCAAGGTGGTGAAGCGTACTTCTGAGAAGACCGGAAAGCCACTGAAAGATCACGTTATAAAGTTCAATCCGAATAGTCGGGACCACATTGCAGAGAGACTCATTCAATGTGGGTGGAAGCCTGAGATGAAGACTCCCACTGGCAAATGGATTGTTGATGAGTCTACACTAGAGGGTGTGGAGATTCCAGAGGCCAAGATGGTGCTGGAATCCCTCATGTTACAGAAACGTATTAGCCAATTGCAGAGTTGGCTAGATGAAATGGGAGAAGACAATCGTGTTCATGGCTATGTTAATAGTATCGGGGCTGTCACTGGCCGTTGCACTCATTCTAGCCCTAATATGTCTCAGGTTGCTGGCGTTAATGTCCCGTGGGGAAAAGAAATGCGACAATGCTGGGGAACTCCCGACAATAAGCGCATTGTGGGAGTAGACCTATCTGGCATTGAACTCAGGTGCTTGGCCCACTATATGCAAGACCCTGAGTACCAGAAGGAACTGCTAGAGGGTGACATACACACCAAGAATCAGAAGGCAGCAGGGCTTGACACACGAGCACAGGCAAAGACATTCATCTATGCCCTGCTCTATGGTGCTGGTCCCGCTAAGATTGGTTCAATTGTTGGAGGAGATGCAAAGACAGGACAAAAGCTCATTGCAAGTTTCATGCAACAAACCCCAGCCCTGAGGAGACTCCAGGAAAAGGTAGCAAAGTTGTCTGACAAGGGCCACCTACCGGGCCTTGATGGCAGGCGAGTGTGGATAAGAAGCCCACACGCTGCACTAAACACCCTGCTGCAAAGTGCAGGGGCCATTGTGAGTAAGCAGTGGATGGTGATAGCCAATAAGGCATTGAAGGAAAATGGTGTTGCCTTTAAGCAACTAAACTATAGTCACGATGAGTTGGAGTTTGAAGTGGATGAAAAAGACGTTGACAAAGTGAGAGAACTTGTGGAATACTCCGCATTTCTCGCTGGTACTACACTAGGTTTCCGTTGTCCTGTTGCTGCGGAATCTAAGGTAGGCAAGAATTGGTACGATGTTCATTGAAAGGAAACACAATGCTCAAGATTAATGCTCAATTGTTCTGGGTGAAGGACTCTGTGAGTCTCAACACCAGCTTCGACCCTGACAACAAGAAGTACAAGCTCACCGTGTGCAACGTGAGCCCCAAAGCTGCTGAACGTCTAAGCCAGGATTTTGGCATCAAGCTCAAGAACAACCCTGAGAAGCCTGACTATGGTTTACACTTCTCTGCTAAGAGTCTCTACCCTTGGGAGTTTAAGGATGATGCTGGTAATTCTGTGCCTGCTGATGACATTGGTAATGGCACTAAGGCAATCGTAGAGGTTTCTGGTAGCTATCCCCATAAGTTTGAGAAGGCACATGGCAAGGGCCCCATTGTGAACTCTCGTGGTGGTGTTGTCATCACTGAACTGGTTGCTCGTGAAGCCAAGGTTAGCGACGAAGAAACCCTGTGAAAAACATCAACACCTTGGTGGCAGACATCTATGCCACGCTGGAGGGGAAGATGCCTACGGGCTCTTTCTCTCCCCTCGACATGACTGAGGCCCTGCAAAATGTCTATGCGAAGGCAAACACGATTAAGGAAAGACCTCCAAAGACGCTCTACTTTAGTGAACTGGGTGATCCATGCCCTCGGAAGCTCAACTATCGGGTTAACTCGCCCGAACTTGCCGAAAGCATTGACGGGAATACGCGACTTAAGTTCTTCTATGGTGATGTTCTGGAGAGTCTTGTACTCTCACTTGCAGAAGCGTCAGGACATACTGTGTCTGACAAGCAAAGACGAGTTGAACTGGAGCTTGATAACTCATGGAAAGTCAAGGGACGTATCGACGCTGTAATCGACGGCGCTCTAGTGGACGTAAAGTCCACCACCAAATTCGGAGAGGAAAAGTTCAAAAATGGACTACAAGACGATCCTTTTGGGTACAAGATGCAACTTGGGGGTTATGCCGTCGCACTAGAATTGCAACAATGCGGCTTCCTCACTATTCAAAAGGAACTTGGACACGTTGGCTACTATCCAATCGAGGTATCAAAACAAGCCGTGTTAGATGGCGCACACGCGGCAGTGTCATACGTGGAACGTCCTTTGCAGGAACTCCCACGCCTTGATCCAGTGCCACAGAGCAAGACCAGTAAGAACAAGAAGCTATGCACCACTTGTTCCTATTGTTCTTACAAGAAGCATTGCTGGCCTGAGATGCGTACATTCCTGTACTCTGACGGCCCAGTGTTCCTCACAGAAGTAGTGGATGTTCCACGAGTAGCGGAGTTGGTATGAGACACCTCATCATTCCCGATTGTCAGGTGAAAGAGGGCACACCCTTGCAACACCTGGAATGGGCAGGCAAGGCCATCTGCGAGTACAAACCCAATGTGGTTGTTTGCCTTGGGGACTTTGCAGATATGCCTAGTCTCTCCAGCCATGACAAGGCAGGGAGTAAATACTTTGAGGGGCTGCGCTACAAGGCAGACATCGAGGTGGCTAAGGAGGCCATGTCCATGTTGCTAAAGCCCCTCAATGATTTACAGAGTACGCAGAAGCGTAACAAGGAGAAGGTGTACAAGCCTCGCATGGTGATGCTCTTGGGCAACCACGAGAACCGCATTGACCGTGCAGTGAACAACAGCCCTGTGCTAGAGGGCCTCATCAGTACAAAGGATTTGGAATATGAACGACATTGGGAAACACATGGGTTTCTTCATCCCGTATTCATTGATGGTGTTGGCTATAATCACTACTGGCCTGTTGGCGCTATGGGGCGTCCTGCGTCCAGTGCTAGTGCAATTATCAGCAAGTTGCACATGAGTTGTGTGGCTGGGCACCAACAGGGTAAACAAGTAGCCTATGGCAAACGAGCGGATGGGGTTCCATTATGTGCTATTATTGCTGGTAGTTATTATCTCCATAATGAGCACTATATGGATAGTCTTAGCAACAAGCACTGGCGTGGACTAGTAGTGCTGAACGATGTGAGAGATGGGCAGTTCGATGAGATGTTCCTCTCCATCGAATATCTGGAACGGAAATATGGCAAAAACCTATAAGCAGAAACTATATGAGATGACTTGTTTCATTGAAGACAATTTCGACACGCCAGAAGACGTAATGAATTTCCTGGAGTTGTCCATTGAAGACCTGATGAAGATGTGTCCAGATAGGTTGGTGAAGAAACACAGGACTACCTTTGAAGTAAACCTAGAGGAAATGGATGAATACACAGCCGAAGATGAGAAGGAAGCATGGGACGGGTTCTCCTCAGTTGATGAGGATGACAGATTCACCGAGGAAGACTTTTGGGGTAAAACCCAAGAAGATAATCGCTGATGAGAAAAATCGTGAGGCACTAGATGAAATCAACGAGTACAAAAGCGCCACCAGAGTATTCTGATACCTTGGTGAGATCATGTGACTCTTGTGCCCACAGCGAACCACGGGCCTACAGCATAGATGATGTACCTGCTATCTGTTGGTCCTGTGTGGGAGCACAAGGGGTGTTTCAGTTCCCTCTACCCTATTGGAAACCAAAAGATGAAAGTAAGTCCAATTGAAGCTTCTCTTGTCAATGTATGTGGTAGTGATTTGTTTGTTGCTAACGCTGCTAGGGTTTCGTTTAATAAGGCATCTGAGCTTAACCCTGATGGAAGTCTTTCAGAGAAGGACACAAAACTCATCAACTACCTAGCCAAGCACAACCATAAGAGTCCCTTCAACCATTGCTTCCTCACCTTCCGAGTTAAGGCACCAATCTTTGTGGCACGACAACTAGTGAAGCACAAGTTCATGCCGTGGAATGAAGTGAGTAGGCGTTACGTTGATGAGGAACCTGAGTTCTATTTTCCAGGTATTTGGCGCAAGAAGTCAGAGAGTAAGAAGCAAGGTAGCAGTGAAGAAGCAGTGAGCATGAGTCATGCCTGTGCCATCTCTGCTGAAACTACTATCAAGTCAAACCTAACTCTGTATAAGACTCTTCTGTTAGAAGGAGTATGTCCAGAACAAGCCCGTATGGTGTTGCCACAAAACACCATGACAGAATGGTATTGGAGTGGCACACTAGGGGCCTTTTGTGATATGCTGTGGCTACGTCTGAAAGAGGACACACAAAAGGAAACTAGAGATGTAGCAGTGCTCATTGCCAATGAGGTAAAGAAGCACTTCCCTGTTAGTTACAATGCACTAAGGAGCAATTATGCAAACTAAGAACCCTTATGGGAGCAATTATGCAAACTAAGAACACTTATGAGTTTCACTTTTACGGTGAAGATGATGGAAGCATGGAGCGATCCTTCCGACACGAGCATGTCACCGATGGTGAAGACTACGCTACGGAAATCGTAGACCAGTTCCTCCTGTTCCTGTCTTCTGTGTTTGGTTACTCCATTACCCGTGAGTGGCTAGCCAATCATACAGACTTTGCAGACCCAGAAACCACCACGGCAGATGTTCTCGCTATGGGTGGCACGGAGGATTGACTCCCGTAGAGGGCTGGACTGAAGGGCGCTTCAATGCCTTCATCACCAGCGTCCTACGGGCAGGGATGCGGAAGTTTCCCAACAAGTGGAAGGCACTAGAAGCAGCGTGTACTGGTCAGGGGCTCAATGCCGCTACAGGCAGGAAAGCCAAGTTGTACAAGTGTGCCTCTTGTGGTAAATTGTTTGTCGTCAAGAATGTAGAAGTAGATCACATAGCCCCCGTGGTGGACCCTGTAATGGGGTTCACTACGTGGGACTCCTACATAGAGAGACTCTTTTGCACCACGGACAATTTACAAGTATTGGATAAAGCATGTCACAAACAGAAAACCTCGATAGAAAAATCGCTTCGCTCTCCCAAGAAGAGAAGCAACTCCTTGCTGAAGGAGTCAACATCTACATCATCCAAGCCTTCCAGGAAATCGTCAAGAGCAAAGAAGGCCACACGGTCTGGTCAAAGCTTGATTCGGAAACGAAAGCCCACATCAGGCGCTGGGTAGCCATTGAACAACTACGTGCAGAGAGGCGAGAATGACATTCATAGAAATCTATTTCATCACCGGCTTCATGCTTGGTCTGGAGTTTCCAGGACAAGACAATATCAAGATGGTGGTTGACATGGGCATTGTACGTTTTGTATTTCGAAATGAGGAGATTGCATGACACCGTGGAGTACCATTGGATATTTGGTTTACAAGCGAACCTATTCCCGCCGCATTGACGCGGCAGATGTAAACAGTCGCACTGAAGAATTCCCTGAAACTATTGAGCGTGTACTAGCCAGTGCTCGTGACCAACTGAATGTTGGGTTCACACCTGAGGAAGAAAACCGTCTACGTGACTACTTTCTAAACCTCAAGGGCAGTGTTGCTGGGCGCTTCTGGTGGCAGATGGGTACTGACACGGTGAACACGCTGGGTCTATCATCCTTGCAAAACTGTGCCTTCACCACCGTGGACCACCCCATTCGTCCCTTCACATGGGCAATGGATATGCTCATGCTGGGTTCTGGTGTAGGCTATAACATCCAGAAGAAGAACGTAGACAAGCTACCACCTGTGAATGCTGGGTTCACTTGCCCCACTCGTGTCAACAGCCATGATGCTGACTTCATCGTGCCTGATAGCCGCGAGGGATGGGTGAAGCTATTGGGCAAGACACTCAAGGCAGCATTCCTCGCAGAAGGCGCTAAAACCTTCACCTACAGCCCTATCCTCATCCGAGGCAAGGGAGCCCCCATCAAGGGCTTTGGAGGCGTTGCTAGCGGCCCTGAGGACCTTTGCTGGGGCATTAACGAGGTGTCTAAAATCCTGGAGAAACGTGCTGGCAAGAAGCTACGGCCCGTTGATGCTCTAGATGTTATGAACATCATTGGTGCTGTTGTGGTTGCTGGTAATGTCAGGCGCAGTGCTCAAATTGCTATTGGAGATGCAGACGATGTGGAATTCCTACTTGCTAAACGATGGGACTTGGGTAACATCCCCTCATGGAGAGCCATGTCCAACAACTCCGTGGTATGTGATGATATCAACGACCTTCACGAGTTCTTCTGGGATGGCTATGAAGGCAAGGGTGAACCATACGGCCTTATTAACCTTAAACTCAGCCGAAAGGTCGGTCGTCTGGGAGAGACTCAATACCCTGACCCAAACATTAACGGGTATAACCCATGTGCTGAACAATCCTTGGCTGATTACGAAACCTGCTGCCTAGCAGAGGTGTTCCTGCCCAATGTCACCAGCAAGGAAGAGTTCGTAGACGTTTGTAAGCTCCTCTATCGCATCAACAAGCACAGCCTTGCATTGTCCTGCCACCATCCTGAGACACAGACCGTGGTGAACAAGAACATGCGTATGGGCATTGGTGTCACAGGTGTCATGCAGGCTTCAGAGGAACAACTCTCTTGGCTCAAGCCCACCTATGAGGCCCTACGGGAGTTTGATAAGGACTACAGTGAACAACATGGTTTCAACAAGTCCATCAAGCTCACCACGGTGAAGCCCTCTGGCACGTTGTCTCTGTTGCCCGGTGTCACTCCTGGTTGTCACCCCGGGTATTCCCAATATATGATACGGAGGGTACGAATTGCTGCTAACCACCCGCTTGTTGATGTGTGTCGCCAGCATGGCTATGACATTGAGTATCAGCGCAATTTCGATGGCTCAGAGGATCGGTCCACAATGGTTGTCAGTTTCCCTTTCTCCTACCCGGAGGGTACTAAACTGGCAAAGGAAATGTCTGCAATCAATCAACTGGAAACGGTGAAGTGGCTCCAAGAGACTTGGAGTGACAACAGCGTAAGCTGCACCGTCTACTACAAGAAGGAGGAACTACCAGACATTAAGAAATACCTGAAGAAGCACTACAAGAATGGGCACAAAAGTCTGTCATTTTTGCTGCACAGCGAACATGGCTTCCAACAGGCCCCTCTTGAGGAAATCTCTAAAGAACGCTATGATGAAATGATGGCTCGTACCACCCTCATCACCTCCACAGATGAAGCCTCTATGGACTTTGGTGATGACTGTGCCACTGGTGCCTGTCCCGTTCGGTAATGTTTTTACCAAATAGGGCAGGAAGTTAAAGAAATTTACCGTTCAGTAAAGGAAACACATGAAGGTACAAGAGATTAAGGAACACGAGGATGGTAGTGCCACTGTGCTCATCGAGGAGATGACACCAGAGGAGGTACAGGTTCTCATTCAAGAGGGCTTCAAGGCCATGCTGATGCGCTACATTGCAGAGATGGAAGAGGACAACAAGAAGGCCGCTCTCTTCAAGCCTAAGAGTAGTTACTTTGAATCCAATGAGTAATCAAGTCGGAGGAGATCATTACGTAAGGTGTTCCATACAGCCGTGGGAAATCATCGAGCGTAATGAGCTTAACTTCTGGGAGGGGAACATAGTGAAATATGTTCTCCGTCATCGAATGAAGGATGGTAAACGTGACCTTGAGAAGGCAAGGCACTACCTGGAATATCTCATCAACCAATATGAAAGGAAAGAGCATGTACAAGCTAACACGAGTGAACGGAAGTTTCCCCAAGCGCCTGCGGAAGTTGTTCCCCAGCTACGAAGAGGCTCGACGGGAGATTCGGAAATATCTCCGTACAGTTTTCCGTGGAGTCCCACGCAGCACCCATGTGCCCCTAGTAGCTACTAATGCCTACATTCGGCGTGTAGCAGAGCAATGACTCTGATGTAACAAAAAAGGCCCCGAAAGGGGCCTTAGTGTTTCTAAATGTCGTTAGTTATTTATAAGTGTTGCCGTTTAGGAACCAGCGGATGATGTGGGGTGCAGGGCGGGGAGGCCGGCGAGGGTGAAGAGGACGTAGGCGGCGCTGAAGATGGCACCGCCGACGACGATGTGGAGGGCTTTGTCGTGGGGGATCATGTGCGGCTCGGATACACCGCAGACATGCGGATGGTGGTGAGGGCCGCGGCGTAGACCACCAGCGCCACGGCCGCGCCAGACAGCAGGTGCAGAGCCTTGTCGTGAGCAATCACGAATACGCCTCTATCGCCTCGCGCGGGGCGTTGGAAAACCACAAGATGCGGCCGGCGCCGTACTCAATGCCAATGGCCACACCTTGCCAATAGATCAGGTTTTCGTTTTCCACAGTTGACTCCTTTGATTAGCCAGACAATTCAATGTACCCACGGTGCCGCGTTGCAGTTGCACCAGCGGATGTCACCAGCTTGATCGTCAAAACGTCACCATCGGATACGGTGATGGCTCCATACGAGATGACTTCAAAAGACGCGGCCCCGCTAATCGTGCCAGTAAGAGCTGTGTCCGCAGTGTTTTTGCGCAGCGTATAGGTGTAGGTTTGACCAGCGCCTGGAGCGTTTTCCACTTGCAAGCGGATTCTGCTGACAACCCCGGAAATTGGCACCGAGAAGAACGTATCAGCTTCAACGGACTGCTGCGCATTGCGGCCAATGTAGGTGGTCGTTGCCGCAGCCACCGTGCCGTTGGTCATCAGCGGGAAGTTACTGCTGTTGGTTGGGTTGTAGCCAACTTGACGCGGCAAATTTGCAGTCATCAAAGGCAGCACTGCGGAGTTGTTGGCTATACCGCTCTTGCCTGTGCCTGGGTTGCTGACATCGCACCCTGTAATTTGAATACGCCCAGCAAACGTCACCGCAATGTTGACGCCATCGGCCTGTTCGTGAGTCAGGCCAGACGCAAAGTTGCCAATGCGGCAGGATGCCAACGCGACAGAAGAGCCGCCGGTAATGCTGACGCCGTGATAGGTGTTGGTCGTGAGCTTGGAGTTCTTGGCGATTTGCGTGTTGACAAAGCTGATGTTGGAGCCGCCCTCAATCAACACGCCGTGCTTGCCGTTCTCGCGGATGCGCCCGCCGCTCCAGTTGATGCCATCCACGCCGGATCGAATACGCACACCGTGGCCGTTGGTTTGATATCCGGCCCAGCACTCCACAAATTCACACGCCGTGATGTTGGCCGAGGTGCCATCAATGTCCCACCCATCAGTGACGCTGGTGTCCGCGAGCACTTGATTCATAAACAGGTACGCAACAACGTCGGACCCGGTAGGCTGGACTTGCACCGCCGTGTTGAATGTTGTGACATCAATGGTGTCGAAAAAGTCGCCACCGCTTTGTTTGACTGCTATACCAACAGACGATGTGTTTGTGCCGGTAAAACCAAAATTGCTGATTTTTCCTTTGGAGAAAAACATTCCCGCGCTTGGCGTGCCACCAGACGGTGTGTCACAGATCACGCCATAGTTTTGTGCGTACAGAACTTGGAAATCTTGGAACTTGGCGTAGAACGATTCCGCAACCCTGATGCCGGTGGCAAAAGCCTGCACATCAATCCGAGTGCATGAGAAGCCGCCGTTGGCTTTGCGCAGCCGAATGCCGTTGCCGGTTGATCCTGTGTTGGTGTTGAACAAAGAGCCAGCGTGGATGGACAAATCTTGAACACCGCCACCTACCAAATAACTGCTGTGATTGAAATAAATTCCGTCTGCCGTTGCAGAAGTTTGCAAAATGAAAGTCTTGGCAGCGCCATCACCAACAAACAAAACTGCGCTTGTGGTTACAGATAATGCTGCCGTGATTTTGTAGGTCCCTGCCGGCAAATAAATTTTTGCCGCCCCGCTGTTTATTGCAGCTTGAATAGCGGCGGTATCATCCGCAACCCCATCCCCCACCGCGCCAAAGTCCTTGACGCTCACCACATCATTCAACTTAACCTTATTCTTAAGTGCCTTACTCACTTCTTATCTCCCTTCTTCTTTGCCTTCTTTTGTTTCATTTCAACAGCGTAATAGACACGTTCACCTTTTTCTTTCCCGTAACGCTTCTTCATTTCTTTCATCATTGGTTTGTTCACTGGCATGTCATTCTCCTTTAACGAGTTACACCTTGTTTCTTCTCATAAGTACGTAGAGTTCCTAACCCAAGCATACCTCCTAAAATATAGAGGAGTATTTCAGTGTCCACTTGTGGTGGTTGGGGCCATCCGTTAATAGAGGCCAGCCAAGCAAGTACATAGTGCCCAATGGCTGCATAGGCCAACCCAATGCCTCCAATCCACCCACTAAAGGGCCTCCACCCAGCGACAAACAAAGATGGATGTGAAGCCTCTTTGAGGTTTATTTCCATTTGACCTACAACCTTCTGCAAGTCACCCGCCTGAGCCATCTTGAACAACTCTATTTCAGCTTCAGCCTTTTTCTGGGGATCAGGCATCCACCTGTCTAATAGAGTCTTGCCAAAGTCCATTAAGGGGCCAAATAGTAGAGGATTCATGTTAGCACTTCCATTTCTTTAGGGCTAGGGCTTTACGGGTAGGACGCCCCTTCTCATCCTTCATTGGACCCTTGACACCAGACATACGGGCACAGAAGCTCCTCTTACGAGGACCACCCTCGGGCTGTGGAGGCTTAAGGTTACTCCCTGTCTTACTGTTGTAATAGGCCCTACCCTTGGCAGACAAGCCACCCTCGGGGTTCTTATGCTCCTTACGGAGACTTACACCTTTAGCCATAAAACTCCTTAAAGAGTAATTGCAGTTTTAGAGGATAGGGGTTTAATTAGAGCCCCTGTGTTTATGTCAATCTTCAACCCGAGGTCCACATAGGTTCCAATGTAGTCATTCCCGTTAGGCCCATAAGGTGTACCCAGTTTCACCAGTTCTGGTGGTGGATAACGTGGGTAGAGGAGACTTGCATCAAAGCCCGTTAGAGAGTAGGCACCAGAAGCAGCAAAGAGGGAACGTGCCCTTACAAGGGTTGCATCAACCCCAGTGAGGCTATAGCTCCCTGCTGCGGCATTAATGGCCTTCCCTTGTGACAAGGTTGCAGCAGCACCTGTGAGCACATAGGAGCCACTCTCGGCATTGATGAATCTGGCACTACCACTGTATTCCAGTGTGGCATCAACGCCTGTGAGGCTGTATGAACCCGCTGCTGCGTTAACAGCCCGCCCAACAGACAACGTTGCCGCTGCACCCGTGAGGCTATAACTGCCAGCCTCTGCGTTGACATTAGAGGCCCGTAGGAGCGTTGCAGGAGAGCCGGTAAGGGTGTAGGACCCACTCTCTGCGTTAACGGCTCTAAGGGCCTCTAAAGTGGCTGCAAAGCCCGTTAGGGTGAACGTCCCTGTCTCTGCATTGATGGTGTACGCTGTGACACCAGCAGCAGGAACCTCCATCTCTGCCCATGAGACATACCAGTTCTTCGCGTAAGTGAGAGTGGCATCAGCACCTGTGAGGGTGAAGGAGCCAGCAGCAGCGTTTACAGAGCGAGAGGCCGTTAGGGTGTTGTCTACACCTGAGAGGCTGTAGGAACCAGGAGATGCCTCTAGGGCACGAAGGGCAACAAGTGTGGCAGCACTACCCGTTAGGTTGTAGGACCCCGGGGAAGCATCTATCTCATAGGCAGTGGCCCCACCACCTTTGAATAATAGGAGTAAAGACACTCCTTACTCCTTTAGCGTGTCCACTTAATACGCCAAGGGTGTTCCGGGTCGTAATTGTCGTTTACAACAGAGAGTTCCTCTTGTGGTTCTTGACGAAGTGCCTTGGCATCTTCAGCCTCTTGTTGAGTTGCATAGGCACCCAAATACACATCATCCATAAATACCTCCTCCAATTATTTCGTTAGCGCCTACTTCAATTATTTCATCAGTGACAAAATTTTCTGTGAATGTCACATAACTATCTCCAGACACAGCAGCACCAACACCATCATGGTAGGTGTTAAACGTACCAGCAGCCATAGTGCCCACGTTAATCACCGAAAGAGTCACCTTAATTCTATCCCCTACAGAGAATGCCGTGGACGTTGGGGTACGTGTACCTGTACGCACGGCTTCTGCTGTGCCTGCTTCAGCGCCAATCACTGCTCGTGCAGACACTGTAGATTGAACAGTTCCAGCATTGTTGGTACGTTCAATGAGTAGAGCTACACCAGCATTCACCGTATTGGCACTTTCTCTACACCGAATATTCAGGGTGATAGTGCCACTAATAGTCACCGCTTGTGTTACAGGCTCACTAAACCAGGAAAGTGCCTGACCACCCGCAGTCGCTGTAATTTGAATGTTCGTACCACTAGCAACCGTATTGGTAGTTGTAGTGACTGCTGTGCGTCCTCTACGGGCCAACATAGCCTTTTGACCAGCACCCGCAAGAGTAGATGCTAGGTCACGTAGAAATAACGTAGTAGCCATTAAATCTCATATCCCCATACGTTAATAGTGATGGATTGAGCGTTAGTGGTCGTCACCCGTAGCACATGGTTTACAGCCCCTCGTGCTGGTGTTGGAAGAGTCATAATGACACCGGGCTTATTAGTGGCACTAGGGGCAAATTCACCGTCAAACAGGGCCAAGTCAGTTGAACGTGTATAGGTGGTATCTGCTGAAGCCCCAAACCAAACAATGGCAGTACCGGCTGTAGTGCCATAGCTTTGAATCTGTAGGGCAGTGACCACTACAGCCAAACCTGATGAAGGGGTCCACAAGGCAGTGCCTGTTTGCGCAGAAGTATATTGACCCACCTTGTTAATAGTGGCATGGCTACGCTTACGATCCCAAGTGGTGCCGTTATACTCATACATACGGGCCTGTGTGTGCAACTGGTTAACAGCATTTGTTTCTGCATCAGTGCCAGCAGTGTCAACACTCACGGCGTTAGTACCATCACCTACTTGCACCTGTCCTTGCACACGGGTAACATCAACTTGCACCCCGTTGCTGGTGTTTCCTCGTACTCTATCCCAAGTAGTCCCGTTGTACATAGCCAAACGGGCCATTGTGTGTAGAGCATTAACAGTGTTTGCTTCTGCATCTCCTGGTGCCGTATCAATACTGATAAGGTTCGTACCATCACCAATAGGCACATTAGCATTGCTAATATCCACCAACAAACCATCTGCTGATGTGGCAGGAATAAGAGTACGTGAGCCATCTGTGGAGATGGCAAGTTTCATTAGTTGAACGTGCTCTAAAGTACCACTCACCTCATCAGTGGCAATGTTTGTACCCGTACCCGCTGTAATTGGAACATTATCTGCCATGTCTTCTCCTTAACTACTTACAAATTGTAGTCGTAAATTGCTGTAGTCTGTAATAGAGTCTGCCTCTGCTCCAGACAATGTAAACGTGAATGTTTGAAACGATGTCGTCAAGGTGGGAACATGAGTGGCAATTGTTGTTGCTCCTTGCATGAGTTTCACCGTGAGAGTTCCTGTGCCCTTGGCCCTATAGCGAATAATGTGCCCAGTGGACACAGCGGGATCACTGGCAGATGATAGACCTACTTCCGCAGTTGATGTTGAAGTAGTTACAATGTAGTCATTGTCATCTGCAACAGTCTCATCCAACATGGCAAACAAGTCACTACCCGTAGATGGAGTCCAGGCACCACTAGAGATATCACTCGTGGGCCTTATGAGTTGGACAACAGCACCTGATAGGGCTGCTCCACCTTGCAATAGGGGACTAAACCACATTATGCTACTTTACGAATACTATAAGGAATGGCCCTATCTGTCCCTTGATTTTTCTTTAGTGTGAAAGTCCATCCATGTAACAAGAGAAGAGAGGCACTTGCATATATAGGTTCAGTTTGTGCTCCACTGAATATCACTTCTTGAACCACACGCTGAGTTCCACTGCTTTGAGTCTTTTCATAGATTCTCAGTCTATATTCCTCAGTGCTGGTAAGAGCATTGAGATCAAGAAATAGTTGATAGATGCCATCATCTGTTTGAGAGGAAACAGTAGTGCTGGCGCTGGGCAGGTCGTACTCGGTGGTGCCGACCGTGGGGTTGCCGTTGAAGGCTTCGGAGATGGCCATCAGTCAGCACTCCAGTAGAGGATGCGCAGGTAGCCATCGGAGCCGTTGCCGCCGTTGCCGCTGCCGCGCACTCCAGTAGAGGATGCGCAGGTAGCCATCGGAGCCGTTGCCGCCGTTGCCGCTGCCGCCGCCACCACCACCGCCTGCACCGTAGCCCGTGGCGTTGCCGCCGTTCTGCGCCGTGCCGCTGGCGTTGCCGCCGCCGTTGCCGCCAACTCCCCACAGGCTGAACGCCCCCGCACCGCCGCCGCCGTAACTCGCGGAGCCGGTAGTCCCCCCCGCTCCACCCGCAGGAAGCGCCGCGCCTGTCGCGTTATGCGTCCATGACGCCACGCGGAAGTTGCTCATTGAGCCGCCTGCGGCTCCAGCCGACCCGGGTGTGGTGTGAGCACCGCCCCCGCCTGCGCCGCCAATGGCATACCACATTCCATTGAGGCTGGCATCGGCTGCGTTGTTGCCGACTGTCGGTGTGGCAGATGACGTGCCACCCGCACCACCGCCAGCAATGCCGGCGCCATCCCCGCCGTTCCGCCCATTGGCGGTAGTGCTGACTCCGTTGGTAAATTTGCCGCCCAACAATACCAACGTCGTCGAGTTGGCGTTGCCCACTGCTGCAATCACGGGCGAAATCGAGGTGTCGCCCCCGTTGGTCGCCGCCACTGTGGGCTGGCCTCCCGTGCCGCCTTGGCCCACCGTGACGGTGAGCGATGCGCCGGGAATGACCTCCACCGGCAAGTTGACCACGCACATCCCGGAGCCACCGCCGCCACCACCGCCCGATGCCGTGGCATTGTTGGTGCCGCCTTGTCCGCCCGCCCCCGCGCTGCACCCCGTGACAAACAACTGCGCCACCCCCTGCGGCACCACCCATGTCCACGGGCTGGTGGTGTCGGAGGCATCGGTCACGCCATCGGTGATAACGCCGACGCCACGGATGAACTCGACAACGTGCTGTCTAATAATAGGTCCACCTAGTGCCATAATGATTACACCAGAGTTAGAATAGTACCAGGAGTGGTGTTGTTGAACTTCACCGTGAAGGTTTCAGTGTCTGCCAGAGTAATGCTGCTACCATAGTCCCACCAAGCAACAGCAGCGTCAGCAGGAGACGTTGCTGTGTCGTTATACAAAATGGCATAACGGAAAGGACCAATACCACCAGCAGTGGCTGTGAATACCACTTGAGTACCCTGCACGGTTGTTGTACCAGTTGTCTCAGAAATTGAGATGGTAGTTGCAGTGCCACCAGCAGTGTAGCCGTTAGCAGCAGCAGGGGCTGGATGGTCAGTGGTGTTCCAAGTGGTTTGTGTCGCCACTGGAGCCGTATTGGTGAGAGCCACCTTGAACGTATGTGCATCCCAATCATGCACCCCACGAATCAACTGCTCTGAAAAATCCTGAAACTTATTATAAGTAGCCATGAATACTCCTTATGAGTAAGAAAGACTTGCCCGGTTATCCCAGACATTATCGAAGTTGACATTACCGTCAGCGAAAGTAATTGTTACACTACCACCAGTGGTAAACTGTAGCCTTTGAACACGCCACACACTGCTGGATGTTCCTGAGCCTACAACAGCATCCCCAAGGTAGGCCAAGGTGTCACTCACTTGGTCATACCTTTTGGCATATTGTGTAGCTGCTGTGTTGACATTCCATGTGCCACTCTGTGTGACAGGAAGAGAAGCATTGACAATGTTTACATCTGCTGCGACTCCCGTGGAAACACTTTGAATTTGTTTAACCCATGACAGGGTGGCTGTATCCCACACATATTGATTCATGTGTAGGGCATTATTGGTAATGACTACTGGGTCATTACTCCCGGTGATGGAGTCTTTACCGAATAATGCGGTACTCATACGTGCCTCGTACCTTCCTTGATTTCAGCCTCTACAACAAGCCAAGCAGCCTGTAGACGGGCCAATAGTTGTGCCTGTGTGAACATCATTGTTGGGTTTCCAATTTCCTTCGCAAGGGCCTTAATAACATCCTGCATGTCCATTGAGGCCCCAACACCAATGACAGTTGCAAAGGCTTCAATGGTTGGATTGTCCCACTTGCGGCTAACCACAGCAGCAGTTTTCATGGGTATACCTTTCTATCAAGTTCATAGTGAACAGCGTCCACAAATGTCTTCCAATCACCTCCCCATACAATAGGAATTTCCATTCCCTTTGCAATGGCCTTGATGTGTAGGGACAACTCAATGTAGGGCTGTACGTCCCACACGGCCTTTCCATCCTTTATGATGGCTAGGTCAATTGCATGGCCCGTGATGTGCCTAGAGTTAAGGGTTTTACTCTTACCCTCATCAACTAGT